AAGTAGTGTCACTCTTTGACGGTTTTATCAACACGATTAAAGATGTTGTCGGCGGAGTTCTCGGTGGAGTAGTTCAGGGTGGTGCAGCAATTGCATCACAGCAGGCTGCTGGTCCACAAGCACAAGCCGCTGTACCTGCATTGCAGGCTGCGACTCAGCATGCTCTTGCAACATCTGGCGTAAAGCCAGTAGGTCAAGCATCTACAGACCTTTTACTCAAGGCTTCTGAGCCTGTTGCTAAGGTTATATCTACAGTTGTAAATCGTCCAGTGGCTACAGTTGGCTTACTTACAGACCCAAGCAGCCCGCTATATACAAGCGAGCAGTATGGCCAAGGATTCCAGTTTTCAGATATTGCTAAAGCGTATGACCGCTCAGCAAAGGTATCGCCTTTTCAGGCAATGACAAAGAGCAGCATCTTCCAAGATTCACCATTTGGAATGCTCTCAGATAGACTTCTCAAAGAAGGCGGAGTTAATCTCCAGAAAGTAAACCTTTGGGATAATAAAGATATTGAAAAGAACTTTGTTCAAAACCCAGCAGGTAAATGGTTTACAGGTTTAGGCGACTTTGTTCTTAGCAACGCAGCCCTTGGTGGCGTTACTGGCCTTGCAAAGAGTGCACTTGGTGCAGGACTTAAGGCAACAAACCTTACAACTACTATTACATCTGAAGCAGATTTGGCTAAGATGGATGCGCTTGCAGATTCGCACATCACACATCTTAATACTCAAGCACAAATGGGCACACCTACAGTATTCGGTGCTGATGTCCAGCAACTTGCTGAGACTAAGGACATGAACCTTATTGTAGATAAGGTACGTGACTATAGCAATAACGAAAGACTTCCTGGGCTTATTCAGAAGGCTACAAACCCAAGCGTTGTCAAGGACTTGCTTCTTGCCGATAAAGGTTACATGCCAGCACTTGAGCGCCTAGGCACTACTGCTCCTGCAGATTTGTGGGAATTGCACGACATGAACTCTTTCATCAAGGGTAATGTTGCAGCAACTGGCGTAATGCCAACATTTGAAGGCGATGCATTAAGCCGTACACTTGCTGCGTTTGACCAGGCTATTTCAGAAAGCCCTGCACACAAAGAAATTTACGACGCATTCCTTACACCAGAAGGTGACGTCAAGGCACTAGGTAATGCTTACAAGCCAGTTGACCCTAAGTTCTTTGCAGAGACTATCGGCAATGTACGTACTCGTGTAGATGCAGTTAAGGCTGCAGCAACTACACGTGACTTCGGTGATGTTGGCGGAGCAACAGAACACTTACTTGGCGGTGGGCTCAATCGTCCAGTAACTGCACTTGTACGCTTTGTTGGAACACAAAAGCCTCGTGGATATATCACCTTCTCAGGTGCACGTCCATGGGATGGTGTGGATGAAATCCATTCAATGTTTGATGACATCCGTATGTTTACACGTGGTGAGAATAGAATTACTACAGGTTACGAAGAAGTCACTGGCGATTTAATTCCAATTAAAACTACAGCAGCGGAGTACCGCAACAAGGTAGTTCAAGACTTTATGAATGCGCAAACACCTAGCGAGAAGGCTGCGGTAATTGATGAACTTGACCAGCGTATTGGCCATGATATTGCCCGTACCCTCGGTATTACAAACAAGGCTGAAATTGATAACTTCGTCACAACAGCACGCAATATCCTCAATACTTCACATACTGCGCTAAGCCGTGATGGGTTTGCCTTTGATGCCGCAGGACGTCGCATCATCGTAGACCCACAGACACAACGTCAGTTGGCTGATTCAGTAGCAATGCTTCCATGGGGAAAGATTGAACGCGACATGCGTGCAATGGTTAAGACATTTGGTGCCATTACAGAGTCAACTCCTGGTGTAGCACACAGCGCATTTGAAGGACTTAACAAGATATTCTCCTTAAGCGTACTTGGCCGTCCTGCTTATATTCCAAAGAACTCTATGGCTGAGCCTTTGATTAGCGCATTCTTGTCCATGGGCCATGACTACATGGAAGGTTCTGTTGGTACAACAGCATCTAACTTTATCAAGAATAATACCAATCGTATTCTTTCTGGTGTCACTAGAATTGCTGACCGCAGCAAGATTAAGAATGTCAACGAAGTTGTTAGCAACAAGATGAATAAACTCAATGAGGCTATTCAGTATCGTGATACTGCATATGCTGAATATGAGAATGCTTTCAACACAGACAGCCTCTCCCCTGCAGCAAAGCGTGAACATCTTGATACTATCAAGTCTAACCTTCGTGAAGCACAGGCACTCGTAGGGCGCCTTGAAGCAGAAACAGACGTGGCAGTTAAGCCATATGGTAAGTTGGATAATATCCCTTCTGTCTATTCGCTTAATCGTCGTATCGAATTCTTAAACAAGAATGCTGCAGTTGCTGGCAAGTACGGCTCAGATATTGCATCTGCTAAGTTGCTTCTTCAGAAGGCAATTGGAAATATCCATACTCTTTCTCCAGATATTATGGAGCGCAACAACGCCCTTGAGAAGGCTTGGAAAGTCATTGACAACATTGTTGAAGACAGCAAGTTAGCAACCAAGGAACAAGCAGAAATTCTTGCCCGTCGTGAAGGTTACAAGCAGCGTTTCTACGGTACAAAGGAGCCACACCTTATCAAGGTTGGCGACCAGCAGATGCCAGTGGAATCCTTGTTTGACCAGAACAAGTTTGGCGATGCACTCCGTAGTGAGTTTTCTAACGAAGATACACAGGAACTCAACTTCTTATCTGAACTTCGTACTGGCTCAAAGGCTGGATTACTTGCACGCAAGGGTCCAACTGGTATTGTAGATATTAATGACCCAGTGTATTTTGAAGAACTAGCATACGTTGTCAACCGCCAAATGCGCGGTGACTTACTTGTAGATAGAGTCCTTGAAGGTCAGTCTCCACAGCAAATCATGGAGTGGGCTAAGACAAAGGAAGGCGTAGAGTACCTACGTCAGTTTGGCCTTGAGTCTCCTGGAGACATGACATCTATCATTCAGGATAGAATTAACTTTGTTAAGCGTTACCTTCCAGATGATGCTGCTCGTGCATATGCACTTAAGAATACAGTTACATCTGTTGGGCTACAAAAGTTTCTTGCTGACAAACTAGATATTCTTTCTCCAATTCACCCATTGGATATTGATTATGGTACAGCAGCAACTCTTGGCAAGACTCAGGTTGCAATGGAACGTGCACAAGATTTGATGAATGCTGGTTGGAAGAAGTTGGCTAGTGCAGAAAACCCATACCGTTGGCTTTGGGCTGATAAGAAGTTTGCTCAAGTTATTGAGAATAAGATTAACATTCTCCATGAGCAGGGCGTTCCTATTACTACAGAGTCTATAAATGCTCTACGCCAAGCGTCGTATCGTGAAGCACTTGATGAGGCTGGCAAGGTGTTCTACACCATCCGCCGTCAGAATCGTGCACTCTATGCAGCACGCACAGTAGCAGCATTCCCTTCTGCATCCGCAAATGCACTCTATCGCTTTGGCCGTCTAGGCATCAAGAATCCAGCACGCATGATTGGTTTCTTGCGTAACTACTATGGTCTTTATGATTCATTCGGTGTTGATAAGAATGGAAACCCAGTAGATAATCCTGAAGATGCAACACACATTGTTGTACCTGGCACAAAGGAAATGGGTTTATTTGGAGAGCAAGGCATTCGCCTAAGCACCAAAGCATTTGGCTTCTTGGCTAATACACCTGGTCCATCATGGCTTTCAACTATGGCAATTGGACACTTCCTGGCAAGCAAGCCAGATAACGCAAAGATTACTAAGAGCATTATTGATAATACTATTGGCCATTTACCTGGAATGAATTATGATAACCTATTCCCAATGGGTGTAGATTCATCAGTAGGTTCAGGGTTTATTCCTTCATGGCTCAGCGATGCAGTTAAGTATGTTAAGGGTAACGACTCAAGTGCTGACTTCTTGCAGGTACATCGTATGGTAAATAACTACCAGATGACTCTGTTTGAAATGAAACTTGGGCCTAAGCCAACCAATAGTTCTGTTATGCAACAGACTCGTGATTGGTTTGGACAGCGGGCATTATGGCGTTTTGCCTCACCATTTGGTATGGCTCCTAAGCAGGATAAGCCTGGTCAACTATTTCAGGATTACGGCTCACTACTTCTCAAGAAGTACAACGGAGATGCTAATAAAGCACAGGCTGAGATGATGCAGGTACTTGGGACAAGTTTCCCAACAGACCGTTATCTTTACCGTGGCAATACTAAGGCTGCATACATTGCTCCCACATATGAAGGCTATGCCCGCGTATGGGAAAACAATAAAAATCTTGCTAAGCAACTTGAACAGTTGGACCCAAAGGCTGTAGGACTTCTCACCTCAGACATTACTGGGGACCCAGACCCACAGGTCCAGAAGTATCTATCAAACCCAGGTACTGCACTTCCTGGTGGAGCATTGCTTAATGCAAAGCCTTTGACACCAGAGCAGTATGAAACAAACCTCACAATTAACCGTGCTTGGAATGCTTACCGCACAACTAAAGACTCAATCCTTACTCAATTGCGCAAGGCAACTGATAACCCAAAGGCTCGTATTGCTGACTTCCCAGAAGCAAAGGCTGCATGGAATAACTACGTTGCTCAACTAGCAAAGTACAGCCCACAGTGGTTCGATGACTATAACCAGAACGCTACTGGGGATAACGCATACACCATGGCTAAGGGTATGCAGATGATTGTTAATGACCCAGCCTACAAGAATCGTACAGATAATTACTGGCAGCAAGTTAAAACGTTCATTAATTATCGCAACAAAATGGTTGATGCTTACAACAGCAAGGAAGCAGATTTAGCAAATGCTAAGACTGCCATCCAGCAAGCATGGGTTTCATATCTACAGAATGACACAGCAGGAGCGTGGGACCCACGCCTTCAGCAAATCATTGACAGATATTTTGTAAACGATAGTTTGAAGAGGACTAAATAATGACTACTGGACCAATGCCACAAGCACCTACAATTGTTATTACAGGTGGTGGCTCTAAGGCAGCAAAGACATACGCTTGGGATGGCAGCAAAAAAGTTCTTGCAGCAAACTATAAAAAGAGTTGGCTTAACTTATCACCTGACCAACAGCAAAGCGTTATGGATTACGCTGCTTCGATTGGCAAGAAGCCAACGATGGCTAAGACTGTATGGGGTGAATTAGTTGATGCTTCTGCATCTTCATATGCAAGTGGTGTTCAAAAGTCTCCGTGGCAAGTCCTTCAAGACACTATGGGAAAAGTTGCTACAACTTATTCTTCAACATCAAAGCAGGATTATGATGTTGCTGCCCAGACTGCAGCCATCCACAACTCATATGTTAAGTTGGTTGGACGCATGGCTACGCCTGAAGAAATCCAGAACATTATTGATACAGCAAATGCTCAGGTAGGAACAGTAAGTAAAACAACTTATGGTCCAAGTGGTTCGACAACAATGACCACTCCAGCACAGACACCTGAGCAGATTGCACAGAGCACACTCCTTACATCTGAGCAATACAAACCAGAGCGTGAGCGTGAGCAAAACCTTAACTTTGCAAGTTGGCTAGACACGGCAATGACAGGTGGACCAAAGGCAGCGGGGAGTTTAACTAATGGCTGATACTACGCAGACTACAGTAGACCCGATGCTCGTTGGCATCACAGAGGCAATGGTTGCTGCTCACCCAGAACTAGCCGATGTACGTGCCCTTTACCTTAAGGGTGATTATGCTGGCGCCCTTAACAAACTTTACGGCACAGATTTTTTTAAGACTACTGGTCCAACTAAGTTTACAAACCAGCAACTCAAGGCTAACCAGCCTGGCGTATATGAAGATACTATTCAGAATACATGGCTTCCAACTCTTAAGAATTATGTAACTCAGAATGGCTTAAAAGTCAGTGACGCAAACTTGGAAACAATTGCCCGTAAGGCATTTGACATGGGCCTTACGCCAACTGCTGCTGGCACAATGGAACTCTTTAAGACTGGCATGGATGAAAAGGGAAATGTAGTTCCTAATCCATACCTTGCTGGTATTACTGGCGGTACAGCAAGCACTGCTCGTCAGAACCTAGCAACAATGAATTCTGATTACGGTGCAGGTTTTAGCAATGATTGGGTAGCAAATGCTGCAGAGTCAGTAGCAACTGGTGCAACTACAGAACAGTATTGGTCAGACCAAGTTAAGGCTCAGGCTGCAGGTGCATTCCCAGCATGGGCAGAGCAAATCAAGGCTGGTCAAACAATGAAGCAAATTGCTTCGCCATATATCAATACTTACGCTAACATACTTGGCATAGACCCAGCAGCGATTACGCTTAACGACAACCTTATTAAGCAGGGCTTGCAAGGCACGGACCCTGCTAAGCCTGGCGCTATGCCACTTTGGCAATTTGAAAAGCAGGTCCGTCAGGACCCACGTTGGGCAACAAGTAAGGACGCTATGGATAGTCTGAATGCAACTGGCGCAACAATTCTTCGTCAATGGGGGTTGATGTCCTAATGGCTAAAGCACCTATCGAACAAGACGGAACTACATCAACACCAACTTCAACATTATCTAGCACTGCATCTGCAGCGGCTAATGCAATTCTTACAGGTAAGCCACTTCCTGCAGCAGCAACAACCGCTGGATATGCAGCAACACAGGCTCAAGAAGCAGAAGCAGCAAAAGCCGCATCAGACAAAGCGGCAGTAGATGCTGCAGCAAAGACAGCAGCCGAGAAGGCCGCAGCGGATAAAGCAGCAGCAGATAAAGCGGCAGCCGATAAGGCAGCCGCAGATGCCGCCGCAGCGCAGGGTAAAACAGTCGCAGATTTACAGAAACAACTTGCTGACCTTAAAGCAGCCAATGCTTCACAGACTGCAATTGCTCAGGCTAACACTCAACAGCAACAGCAAAACGCAATCACAATGCTTACCCAGACATTTATTAACTACGGGCTTAGCGCAGACATTGCTAGTGCAGTAACTAATCTTGTGCAGCAGGGCTATACATCAGACACTATTCAGGTTATGGCTCAGGACCCAAAGGGTACAAACCCATTGGCTCAAGCATTCCAGCAACGCTTTCCAGCAAACACTGCACGTATGGCTGCAGGACTTCCAGTCCTTAGCCCAGCACAATACATTGCTAATGAGCAGGGTTATGCACAGGTTATGCGTGCTTACGGATTGAATCCAAGTTTTGCTACCAACAAGGATGTCTTCACTAAACTCCTTACCAATGACGTTAGCCCAACAGAACTTAATGGCCGCGTCAATACAGCCAAGCAGGTAATTGAAAACACAGACCCTGCAGTAGCAGAGCAACTTCAGACTTACTACGGCCTCAGCCAAGGTGACATGATTGCTCACGTACTTGACCCAACTATTGCAACTCCAATCATTGAAAAACAAATCAGTACATCTCAGATTGGTGCAGAGGCTGCACGCTATGGTGCAAATGTTGGCCAGTCTTATGCAGAGCAGTTGAGTAACCTCGGTGTTACACAGGCTCAAGCAGGACAAGGATTCCAGAACATTGCACAGCAACTTCCTGGAACTCAGGAACTAGCAACTCGTTACGCTGGCTACACACCAGCAGGACAAGTTGGTTCAGCACTGCAAGCAGCGCAGTTTGGAACTACTGGGGCTATTCAATCCGAACAAGAACTTCAACGTCTTAAGACTCAAGAAATTTCCCAGTTCTCTGGTTCATCAGGAGCAGGTAAGGGAAGCCTCATGGGCGCTGAAGAAGGCGTTTCTTAAAATATAAGAATCCGTACAGACTGACCAGCATCTGATACGTGTATTTAGACTGGAAGTAGGAGCCAAGTACTTCTTCCCCTGGAAGTAATTGAGGCCTGCGTCTCACACAAACGAAAGGGAGTGCCACATGGCAAACCAATATGAAGATGACGACTTCGATGATGTCGAAGAAACTCAAGACCAAAACGGCCCAGCGAATCTTCGCAAGGCATTGAAGCGAGCAGAAAAAGAAAAGAAAGACTTAGCAGAACAATTGGCTGCTATTCAATCTGACTTACGTTCACGCTCAGTCAAAGAAGTATTGGCAACTAAAGGCGTACCAGATAAAGTCGCCAAGTTTATACCAGGCGATGTAACAACGCCAGAACAGATTGATTCATGGCTTACTGAGAATGCAGATGTATTCGGATTTAGTAAGACTGAAGAGGCTGTTCAAGCCGACGAGGAAACTCAGGCCAATGTTGCTTCGTACCAACGAATCAACGCAGCAACCCAGAATGCAAACACTCCAAGCCGCGACCAGGATTTGGCCGCAAAATTGGCTGGAGTTAAATCTATTGAAGAACTCAATGCATTGACGGGAAACCCATCAGCCAGATTCTCTCGCGGTAAATAACCCATCCGCACAAACCTTTAGAAAGAAGGTGACACATGGCTAACGCATATACAGATTCATCCAGCGGGTCGCTAGGTAACTACCTAGTCCAAACCGCGTATGACC